TCAGGATGCATTGCCTCCCATTCCTCGGTCGTGGGTAGGTCCTGCTCTCCCAGGAGTGTGGGAACAGCGTCGTCCTTCTTGAACCCAAAGATGTCCTGCCACAGCTCTCGCCTGTCGTTCCTCTCCTGCCACTGCATGATGTACTGAGCCTGCAAATCGCGAGAGATGGAGATGAGTGCAGCAACTGCAAGCTCAACGAGGATGGCCGCCAGGATTATCCAGATACTCAGATGAGCAACAATGTTGATGATCAGCGTCAAGAAAACAAGTCCACCGCTAATCGCGCCCCACTTAATCAAGACAGGCTTCATGTCGATGCCGCCAGTATCCATCCTGATAGCGGACAGCATGACCTGCGGCTTCGGCTCAACAGCCATGATCGACTCAGGACTACCCTGCATTGACTTCACGGAGAGAATGAGCTGAATGGTGATAAACCAGCCAACCGCCGACAGAGGCACCGTGATGAACCACGGAATATGGAATGGGTGCAGCGGCGACATGACAAAGTCGATAACGGATAGCGCGAGTGCAGAAACCAGCGCAAAATACGATGACATGCGAGTCATCGGTGTCATGCCGGGGGCAAAGCCGTGATCTTCGTCGGACCTCGGAGGGCCAAATCCGATGATGTTCTTATCCGCGATCAGGATATTGAACTGCGGCTTCAGGCACATGAAGAAGCAGGCCAGCTTGTATCCCATCGTCCCCGGGTAGTAGGAACCGAGAGATGGATTCGTGACCATCAGGTCTTTCCAAACCTGAGCGAACAGGTACAGGCAAATGACCGACAGGACACCTAGCGGGAACGACGAGATTGCGAATACCGTCACCACTGATGCGATGACTCCAAAGAGCGCAAACTTTCGCCACGCCTCCCATGGGCCAAGGATACCCCTATTCACCGTACACCTCGTACTCTGGCTCAGCTACAGAGACAGAACCCCTGTCCCCGCTTGCCTTTGAGAAAATCTCCTGCATAGCGATATATGCCGGAGAAGTGTCCCTGATTCCCATCTTTTCACCCGTCCTTACTTGGCGATGCCTACTTCGACGATACCCTCAACGATACTTGCTAGCAGATCGTCCGTAGGCATTTCATTCTCACCAGTCAAATCTTCCGTACCCTCATTGTCGATGATAGCGTCAAAGGTCTTTTTCTTCATCCTGGACTTGCGGAGAATGGACTTGTCGATCGTGTCCTCCGCGATAAGGTAGTGGACGTATGCCTCGTGGGGGTCGTACAGCTCAGAGAAACGTGCCCAGCAACGACCGGCAATTTGAACCACCCAAGACGGCGTGTACGGCATGTCAACCACAAGGACATCCTTGGCGGCAGTGAGGGTGTGGCCCTCTCGCGCGGCCATAGAGCAGATGATCAGTCGTACATCATCATCTTCCTGGAACGCACGCTTCGCTTCCTGAATCTCGTCACCGGACATTTCGCCACCGGGGAGAATGTACACAGGGTTGTACTGAGAGAGCAGTTCCGACTCCATGATCTCTGCCCTGGTATCCCGGAAATGAACGAACACGATGAGCTTGCGTCGCGTTGGGTCATCCGATACCGGCCCCTCGCCACCATCGGCGTGCTTGGTTACGAGACGGCCCTGGAGAAAATCATCAATCCACTTGATTGCTGCTTCCGGCTTACCGTTGGACGCGATCTTGCGTAGCTCGCCAATTTGCATGAACATGCTGGCAATGTCCAGTTTCTTAGTCGCAACACTCAGAGCCTTGTCAACGCTGATGCCCTCCTCAATTGCCATCTCTTTCACTCGGTCAAGATAGAAGTTGTAGAAATTGTTGGCGGCATCTTGATACATGTCCGTGTGCTCTTCGCTCAGCTTCGTGTACACGACGTTCTCGGTGAGGCTCGGCATCGGTCGCATGACATCGCTCTTACGACGACGAACCATAGATGCGTTCGTGATCAGTAGCTCGTTGAGCTCTTCGATATGTGACGCTCCTACCGCCCACCAGCTATGGTACTTGTCGTAATGGCCATTGCAGAAGTAAATCTCAAAGGCCCTCTTCGAGGACATCTTCCCCTTGCGGCACACCATGCCGCCACCCCTTGATCGACGCCAGTATTCGGTGTACTCCGGCAGGGACATCTTTGCGTAGTCTGCAATCCACTCAGCGACACCGATCACCTTCAGAATCGACCAAAGTTCCATAGGCTGATTCAGGAAAGGCGTGCCAGAAGCCATGCAGATGAAGCTGCCCTCACGAGCACCAATAGGCAGGCTCTCGTCATCGGTGAACGTCTCAGCCGACTCGATGATGTGCTTTGATAGCTGAATAGCAGCCTTTGTACGAGCTGCGGTCTCGTTCTTGAACACGTGACATTCGTCTGCAATGAATCCAGACGGACGCATATCAATAATCTCATCCACTCGATAGGACAGGATGTCGTGGTTGAGGAGGATGTAATCGACCTCTGGGTCAATATAGGACTCTTTGCGTCCCTGCAGGATAACGATGGTGGGGTCATCTACCCACATCATGATTTCCTTGGCGATCTCGTCAACCATAGACTTAGTGACGGAAACGACGCATGGCCCCATGTGGCGACCGCGAGACTCGTGGTAGTTCTTGAACGTCTCCCAAGCGCAGGTGAACTCGCCACCCTTACCGAGGCCAACCTGGTCTGCTAGCAGACCACCGCCGTTAACGGCGAGAGAAAGCGCCGCAATCTCCTGATGCAGCTTCAGTGACCGGCCAGACGGGAAAACGTCGGGCACGGAGAAACCAATAGACCGTGCCAGTTCGGCGCTCTCCTCGGCCTGACCCACCGATGTCTTGTTGCCACCAAGAAACTCGTTGAGACGAGCTGTCATCTCAACCCCTGCCTCGCGCATATTGGAGCGAATAGCTCCACGCCCTTTCTTATTGGGCTTGAACGCGATAAGCCTGTCAGAGAAAGTCGCCTCAAGAGTAGACGTTGAGTTTTCAGCAATGGCCTTAGCGACCGACCATGACGGAGAGCCATACATAACGCCCCAGTCGCCCACGAGGAAAGCGGCCATGTCGTCAGAGTCCCACTCGACAGAATCAAGCGCACGATCAATGTCATCGAGAACCTTACCGACTGCTGACTCCATCTCGTCGCCGCTGTTTTCTTTCAGCCACTTGGTCAGGTACTTTTTGGCCTGGAAGAGAGACTCAGCGGGGATGGACGAACCATCGCCATCCGATGTGTCATCAAGGAACGAGAAAAGGTCGCCATCAGACTCCGATGGCATCATGAGGTTGAACTCAACACCATTCGGCGTGGGTTCAATACGTACAGGGTGTGCGGCCTCAGTCGTCATCTGGCAATTCCTCGTCATCGTCATAATCTTGTGCTCGGGTAGACATGTTGTTTGAATCATCCATGTCCGATAGGGCACCGAAGTCCGGCAGGTACTCTAGGTTTACTTTACCGCTTTGGGAGTATCGAGACAGCTCGATGTTGACGACCATCAGATGCTGCGGAGCTTCAGGGGCGCGGGTTGACGGTCGGTCAAGCATCATAACTACGTCGGCATCCTGCTCAATGGCACCTGAATCTCGGAGCATCCATGAATGAGGTTCCGTATCCGCGCCAGACCTGTTAAGCTGGCTATTCAGAACAATGGCCGCGCCAGAGGCCAAGGCAAGCTTCTTGAGCGTTGAGGTGATCTGGGAGACCTCGGCATTGGAGTTGCTCTTATCCTCAACAAGGAGCTGAAGATAGTCGATGATGACGAGCATGGGGCGATTCTCGCTCTTTGCCAGCTGCGCCACCTTGTTAATGCGGGCCGTAATCGACGGGAACGACATGTCATCGTTGTCGTCACGAGAGACGAGGATGAGCCTGTCGTAAGCGCTGATTGCCTGCTCGGACTCTGCGGCCTCACGAAGCTCTGGGTCTTCAGGGTAGTCAGACGGTAGCTTGTTGCTCACCATGCATTCGCCCCACACCTTCGAGACGGAGACCATAGAGTGCGCAGAGATCATGCGGCTCAGAACTTCCTTGTTCATCATCTCCAGGGAGAAAAGCAGCACCCAAGCACCCTGCTCCATAGCATTGAGCACGAGGTTTGTAGTAAGTAGGGACTTACCGACCTTGGGGCGAGCGCCAATCACATACAGACGGCCTTCCTCAAACCCCCGAAGCACATCGTCGATGCCCTTGAAGCCGGTGCGGATAAGCGTGCCCGAGCTAGCAGCTTCTCGGATACGCTGCATCTTCTGCCTCGGAGTCTCCAGCGTCACCTCTTTTGCAGAAGCGGCAACCTCACTGAGTCTGTGGATGTCATCGAGAATGGAGTCAATATCATTGCCCTCTCGGACAGCGTCTTTCATCTCTCCCAGGGATGCGTCCAGGCTACGGAGGATTGACAGTCGCCTGAGCGTTTCAACGCTAGAAGAGAAAACGCCGGGGTCCATCGCCGCACTGACAACCTCTTTGCGCAGGGACACAACATTCGGATCGCCCTTGGAGCTGTCGGCAACGATGTATTCCCTGTCGGCTTCAGGGATTTCGTGGTAGACGATGTCAGGAGTGAGAACTTGGTTCTTGCCGTGCTTACGGACAGCCGAAACAACAGCGTCAAAAATAGCCCTCGATGTCCCGTTAGTGAACAGCTTCCGAGCATCCTTAACTTGATGATCGGACGGCACGGCTGAGCCAAAGAGCGAGAGCCACTTAGACTGGAACTCGTTGCTGCTTAGACGCTCATCACAAAACAGGCCGGCAAGTACATGCAGCTCCATAGGCTCATCGTACAGGTATGCATCATCTGCGGCCATTATCTCTCCTTCATTTCTATGCCGCCTATAACCGGCGACTTACCAATACTACCCTAGAAACTAAAGAGGGATGGCTAGGCAATCTACTTCATCAGCGTTGCCAACAGCTCATCTTGCAGGAACGACGGCTTCATGACGGCCTGGGTAATGCTGCCAGACTTAACAGCCGACACAGCTTGCTTAGCTGCACCCTTCATCGAGTCCCTCGCGGACATCATCATTGCCTGATTCGGAGACGAGATGACGAACGCCCAGAAAGAGATGTAGTTCTCTGTGGAAAACTCGCCGTTCTGAGTGATGGCCTTCGACAACTTAGAGGCCGCGTCCGCATACTGCGCTTGATTGATCGGCACGCCATCCTTCACATGAAGCACGTCCGTCAGTGATCGAACGTCCTCGATGTCGGACTGATGCGTGATTCCAGCCGACCGCACCTTTTCGATGATTGAAGCTGGCGAGAGACTGGCATTTTCAATGGCAATGACCCGGCGCATCTTATTTGCCCAAGCCTTACCCTGCAGCGCCTGAGTTGCCTCAATGATGTAGTGCTGCCGAACCTTGTCCTGGTCTGGCGTATCGGACGGGAAAACGTCGTCGATGAAAGTGACGATGTCAGCCAAATTGGTAGTGGACCGCTCAGAGTGTTCCATCATGTCCCAAGGGATAAGCTCATCAGTGTCCCACTTTTCAGGGTTCCTGAAAGCCCCGGCCTTATCCTGCTTGATGATCTGGTCAATGTACCACTGAGTCTTATCGGGTGGGGGCGTGGTTGCGCCGTTCCAGCCACTCTTCCAGTCACTCAGGAAGAGGTCAACGTCGCCGTACCAGGCGATATGCCCTCCTCGGTTCATGACCGCTTCTCCAAGAGGATTGACGGTAGACACCGTGCCCTGCGGATTCGCGGCCATGCAGAAGGATGTGTACGGGTTAATGTCATGCGAGTCAAACTTGCCATGAGTGAGCACGCCCAGCATGGCGTTTTGCTGCGACACCATACACGTCGTCATCTCGTCTGCAAAGATGATGGTCAGCCCTCGATGCTTACGCCAGTATTCAACGACCTGCTTCGCAACATCGGGGATGGACCTCTTCATGACAACCTCGTTGTCTTTCGGGTCAATAGCCGTGTAGAAAATACCGCTGATGATGGAGCTGTCCTGAGTAGACGGCTGCATGGTGATGACTTGGTACGGGGTGCCATTCTCGTCAGTAAGCCTACTGAGCGCTTCGATGGTCCGCGTCTTACGTGCGCCAACCGGCCCCCAGAGGGTAATCGGCACCTTACAGGCAAGGAAGATGCGCAGAAGATCAACGGCCACTCGACGCTCAACGGCTTTCACTTCACCGTCTACGACACGGATTTGGCTTGCGTACCAGTCACCAAAGTTCGCCAGTGGCAGGAATGACGGCCTGACGAAACCCTCCGGGATGAAGTCGTCAGGCGCTCCCTCATCAATGCTGATCGGTGGAAAGTTCGTCATTCATCATCCTCGTCGTCGCCTCGCCCTGAACCTCGGTGGGTGTTATTGTTCTGCTCGATCATGAGCAATCTGTCTGAGATTCGAGACCACAAGGCACGGCCAACGTAGCCAGAGAGTCCA